TGGAAATTTGTGGTTCTCACCGAAAAGGAACTTGGCATCTAATGGCTTCATTACTCGACAAAGTTAACAAAGACCTCCTTGCTGCGGGCATAACTCCAAGAACATCCACTGCAAGAAACTGGTTGATCGATCGCATACGTCGTCTAAGAATACCAGCCAACAGATCTAACTTGTTAAATGATCCTTCGCGCGTCAAACCAACTGCAATGGTTGGTAAAATGTATTTTTTTCACTACGAACCAAAGTATAAAGATACATTGCCAGTATGGGATAAGTTTCCACTTGTTCTCCCAATGGAGATATACAATGATGGATTCTTGGCGCTAAATCTTCATTATCTCGATCCATACAATCGACTTGCTCTACTTGATAAATTGTTCGATTTCATAAACAACGATAAATATGATGATACTACAAGGTTTAGACTTTCGTATTCAGTTTTGTCAAAATCGCGAAAATATAGAATTATAGAACCTTGTATTAAACGATATTTGTTTCAGCACGTTATGTCTTCCTTGATTTATATTGAACCCGATAACTGGGAGACGGCTATTTTTCTACCAGTACAGAAGATGGTATATAACACATAATGGCATTTAAAGTCCAAGAATTCATAAGTCACTTTGCAAAACATCGTGATTATTCTAAAACATCAAAGTTCGATGTTCGTATATACAAACCAATCGGATTGGCTGGCGAAACTATTGATCTTCGCTTTCAATGTGAAACTGCAGAACTGCCAGGATTTAATGTAAACACAGTTGATGGGCGCTATTATGGTGTTCCTCAATCCGTAGCCTCAGTTGGAACGTTCAATGACATTACTCTAACTTTTATTTGCGCTGCTGATTTGTGGGAAAAGAAGTTATTTGATCAGTGGATTAATTTAATTGTTCCACTCAACAACTATTTGCTTGAGTATAAAACACAATATGCCACTAAAATTGAAATTAATCAATATTATGAAGATGCCAAATCAAATAATGTTCCAGAAAAATCATACATCGTTTCTCTCTACAATGCTTTCCCTGTTTCTATCTCACCTTTACAATTAAATTGGGCAGATGATGGAATTCACAGAATGACTGTGACGTTTAAGTATGATTATTGGGATACGCAAGCATTCTCAGCATACGATCAGAGAAACAATGATCTTAGAAATTATGGTGAGACGTTAGACGCTGCGATTAAAGATAAGATTGGTGGCGCAGTTCCAACATCTATCTTTAGTCCAACTCAGTTAAATTTACAGTTACCAGACTCACAAGCAACAGGACCAATCACACGAAACAGAAGAACCGTTGGACCAGTATAATTTATGGAGTAGATTATGGCTTTACCTAAACTCGATCATCCAGTTTTTGAAGTGTATTTGAAATCATTAAATCGTAAAGTAAAATACAGACCTTTCCTTGTAAAAGAGGAAAAGTTACTTTTAATGGCAAAAGAATCTGAGGATGTGCAGGAAATTCTGAAGGCAGTAAAACAGATTATCACTAATTGCTGTCTTGATAAAATTGATGTTGAATCATTACCTGTATTTGATATTGAAATGTTTTTCGTTCATCTCAGAATCAATTCAGTTGGTGAAACAGCTGAACTTGTGTATACATGCGAGAATGTTGTAGAGGAGCAACCTTGTGGTCATGTTGTTGAGTTTAATCTTGAACTTAAAAATGTGAAGTATAAAGGTGATGAAGCACATAGCAATATTATTAAATTGACTGATAAGATTGGCGTTGCGATGAAATATCCTTCGTTAAATCTACCTGAGTCTATGCTTGATGATTCGTTTGTGGATGGTGGTTATGAAGTAATCGCAGAATATCTCGATTACATTTATGATGAGAATCAGATTTATAAAAAGGAAGATATTAGTAAAGAAGAACTGCTTGCGTTTTTTGATCAAATGAATCTTGATCAAGTTAAGTTGATTAAGTCTTTCTTTGTAACTGCACCAACAGTTGTTCTTGAACAAGATGTGAAGTGTTCAAAGTGTGGTCATGTGAATAATGTGATTACGGAGGGCGTTCTAAATTTTTTCGACTAATCTTTGGTTATGAAAATTTGAAGAACTATTATTCTACAAATTTTACTTTGATGCAACATCATAAGTATTCGTTGACTGAACTTGATAATTTGATACCTTGGGAAAAACAAATTTATGTCACGATGCTTGCGAATTATATTAAGGAACAAAACGAACAGTTCAAACTTTTACAACAGCAAAAGAAACGATAAATGGCTAACGTCTCTGATAAAGAAATAAAAAAATTAAAAAGTCAATTGGATGAGTTTAATAAGAAACGAGATCCGAAGGCTTTAGAGCGCAGAATTAAAGCAGAGACGCAAGGTAAGAGCGGCATCGAAGCATTTCAAATCGAGAATCAGATTCGCGAAGAGTGGAGATTAGCCACACAAAAAACAACAGCATTTATGTCTGGGTTCTTTGAGGGATTAGTTGGTAAAGATTTGGGTTCTGTATTGTCAAAGAGATACGCCAAAGCTGATACACAAAAAGTAGAACAGGCTCAATCAAACTTCTTAAGATATTTTGACAAGTCTGCAAAAGAAACTAATAAGAAAGCAGAAGTATCTGTAAAGAAAACTGTTTCATTGAATAAAGATATTAAGATTATCAAAACAAATATTCTGAACATTCAAAAGAGCGTTCAGACAATTCAGAAATCCTTAACAGGCAAAAGCACGCCGCAAATTAAATCTGGATATCGCTTTGATCCAAGAATGGCTGGTGGCGGTCGTTACATTAATGAAGCAACAAGTAAAATTGTTTCAAAGAGAGAAGCCATTGCTGCTGGAAGAACCGAAGCACTTACTCGTGCTATTGCTGCCGACGAAGATCCTATGATTCGTTTAGTAGACACAGTAGAATCTATTTTAAAAGGTTTAGGGAAAGATAACAAATCAATTCATCAAAGACTCAATGATATTGAGAATAAACTTGATTCAATTGATTCAGGAGATAGTAGCGGATTATTAGATAACATTTTAGATAGAACTCCAAGAAGAACTACAAAACGAACACCAAAAAAACCTGACAGACCTGGTAGATTCGATAGATTAAAAAGATTCGGAAGAGTTGGACGATTTGCAACCATAGGTGCTGCAGCAACTGGTGCTGCTGCTATTACTGCTGCTGGCGCTTATGCTCTCGATAGAGGAATGACTGCAATTGGCGAAGAAGCAAAGGGTAAGATGAATGTTCTCGAATCTGAATATGGTATAAGAACATTATATAATTCAAAAGGATTTGCAACTGGTTATGAAATTAATGGTAAACGATACACGCTTGATAATTTGCCTGCTGAATATAAAGATTTAATTGAAGCATATGGTCCTGGTGATAAAAGAAGCGCATCAGCGCGTGCTGCTATTGCCAGAATTAAAGCCAATCCAGGCAAATATAATGCGTTGAGATTAAATGCATCTCGACCAAAAACGGTAACTCCGAAAGTTACACCTACTCCTCCTGCTCCAACTCCAGCACCAGCACCATCAGCTGGTCCAATCTCAAGGGCAGTTGCTGCTGCTAAACAAACAGTTCAACGAGCAGTTGGTGCTGGTGGTCAAGCAACAATGGCAACAGGTGCTGCTGTGGCAGCTGGTGGCGGAGCTGTTGCTGCTGGAGTAAAAACATCAGTTGATAAAGTTAAGGATATCATTGTTGGTGCTGCTAAGAAAGTTGGTGTCAATCCTGGAATTATGTTGGCAATGGGTCAACAAGAAAGTTCATTTAATCCATCTGCTCAGCCATATGATAAAAAGACTGGCAAATTATTGTCATCAGCAAAAGGTATTTTCCAGTTCATCAATAGTACATGGGATGCAATGGTAAAGAAGTATTCTGGGGCATATCCAGAATTATTGAAAGGCGCATTTGATCCAGTTGCGAATGCTATTGCTGGTGCTTTGTATGTAAAAGAGAATTCTCAGTATCTACAGAAAAAAGGCATACCTGTTGATGGAACTTCAATATATGCCACGCACTTCCTTGGTCCAGGTGGTGCTGCTAAATTATTCAGTGCACCTAAAGACGCAATTGCTGCTGAAATCATGCCAGCAGCAGCGAAAGCAAACCCGCATATCTTTACAGATAAAAAAAGCGGTCAACCTAAAACAGTGCAGCAAGTCATTGATACTCTTTATAAGAAAGTCGGATCAAAGGCTGAAGAATTTCAAGCACAAGTGAATAGTGGTAAAATTGGTGGTGGAGTTCCTGCATCAATCAGTGGCGCAGAACCACAACCTATGCTTGCATCTGCTGCTCCTGCTCCAGCACCTGCCGCTGTTGCTCCGAAACCTGTGCCAAGTAAAGCTGGTGCTGAAGCGACACAACAATCTAAACAATATGCATCAAATCAAATGGTCGCGCAAGCAACACCAACAACACCTGTTGTGGTGAATAATAACGCAGGTGCCGCGCAGCCTGTACAAGCACCAAAACAGCCATTACCAAAAGCGTCTTCAAGACCTTCTGATAATTCATTCCAGCGTGCGTTGGCAAAAGACTTTAGTCACCCAACATCGTTTACTTCTGTCGCGCCAGTATAAAAAAAGGGGGACCGAAGCCCCCCCGAAAACACCTACCGTTTTCTAATCAACATTACTCGGCTGCGAGTTTCTCGAAGAATGCCATGTCGTCATCTTCGACAGTAACTTCTTCAGCAGTCACTTTCTTTGCAGGAGCAGAGCGAATGACAGGAGCAGATGCTTCTTCGTCATCAACTCGCTTTGCAGTTGCGCCAGACACACCACCAGCGCCAAGAACACGATCCAACTTCGCTTTCAGTTCATCATAGGTCTTGAAGTTTTCTTCCTTCAAGAAATCCTTCAGCGAATAAGCAGACTTCCAAACCTTTTCGATTTGAGCATCATCGCCATTGAACAAAGCAGCAGGAGCAGCAAACTCTGACTTATCATAGTTACGATAGCCTTCATAGTTGCGAATCTTCAACTTAAAGTCTGCGCCCTTCCAGAAGTCAAACGGATTCATTGGCGTCTCATCTTGGAACTCTGGCTCAAGTTGCGCTTTGATCTTTTCAAAGACCTTCTTACCATACTTGAACAAGAACACCTTACCTTCATTCTGCGGACGCTTCGGATCAGAGATCACAAGAACGTTGCTGATGTATGAGAGTTTACGTTTTTGTTTACGAGCGAGTTCCTTATTGGCTTCGATGCCTGAGTTCCACAGAACAGTATTGTACTCAGAAACAGGATCAGTCTTACCAAGTGTGGTCAAAGAATTCTCGATGTACCAACCACCTGGACCTTGGAAACCGTGCGACCAAATTTGAATCCACGGCAAACCATCTTCGCCATCAACTGCTGGTGTATCAAGAAAACGAATGACAGCATATCCGTTACCCGAAGCGTCAACTTCAGGCGACCAGAAGCGATCGTCAGCGTTTGATTTTCCTGAACCACCAGAAGCAGAGGCTTCAACGGCTTTCTTGAGTTTATCGAGGGAAGAACCCTTCTTAAGAGATGCTAAAGACATATTTGTATTCTCCGTATAGCGTTGTATTAATGTATATCGACTTGTCCACTTTCTTCATTACCATATTATTATATAGTACAATCGTTAGCAAGTAAAGTTTCCTTTGTCAATTGCTTATACTTGTCAACATTCACTGCAAGAAAGGCACCATACTTGCGCACCTTTCTTGACACTTTGGGATAGATGATATCATCTGAAATCTTCTTGTCCCAAATTTGTATAAAGTTGAAGATGTTATTGAGAATCACAAGAGTTTCAATCGTTACATCTTTTTGGAGAAATGCGACTAACAATTTTGGAAATTGTCCATCTTCAACTTTAAATAAATTATTAAACTCTTTTGGATCTGGGCAAATCTTTTGAAGATCTTCAAGATATACTTTGGTCATGGAATCCGTGGTCCGTTTCCAATCCCGATAAGTTTCTTCAGCCTGATCTTCAAGCAGTGACTTGGTCCAGTTATCGTCACTGTGTACAAAATTAGCAACCAAAAATGGAACCATCTCATCGTCGCGATACTTCCGCGCAAGGCGGTGGAATAAAAACTTGTCGCGACGTTTTTGAAATGCATCTACAGAGACTCTTGTTTTGCCATCATATTGAAAGAAATTATAACTCTCTGAGGTGAAGTGCAACTTGATGGCTTGATAGATGCAATACAAATCGTATCCGTTCACAGCGGCAACTTACCTCCGCGAGGAAGGAATCTCAGTTCCATTGCTTCACCTTCAATGATACTTTTTAATGAATCATTGATCAATGTTGCTGCTACTTCAATCTCAAGATTATTGCGCTCACAATAAGAAGTGATTGCATCCATATGATCAATTTTTTCTTGAATCGCCAGATTCATAATCATCATAGAGAAGTTATTCTTTTCTTCGCGGCTTGCCATTTTATTAGATCTCATAAGCACTCAAGGAATTGTTCAACTGCTGAGTCACACGAACAAACGTCGTGCGCTTACTCAATTCTTTCAATTCACTTGCTCCAACATAAGTACAGGCTGATCGCAATCCACCAAGGATATCTTGCATAGTTCTACTCACTTCACCACGATAAGGAATTTCTACGGTCTTGCCTTCTGATG